CCAATTATTTTTATTGTCGCTCCTGTTAAGAAATTGGCTCCAGTAATAGTAACTGTTACACCCGTTGTAGCCGCTGTTGTTGGACTTATAGAATCTATAGTTGGGCCTGGAGGAGCAAATCCTTTCCATAATGTACCATTCCATACTTCCATTGAGGAAACTGTTGTATTATAACGAATATAACCAATAGATGGGCTTCCGGGTCTTTGTGCTGTTGAACCAGTAGGAATATCAAAAGCACCTGTACTGGTATTAGCTGTGTCTGATATAGAAGCAGGTGTTGCAGCTGTAACATGGGAAGTCACCGATGCAACTGGCAATGTAACCGTTGCTCCTGATAAATCTATCGTGCTTCCAAGTCGTGCGGTTGCCAGCGTACCAGATGAGATATTGGTAGCTGATGTAGTGTCGGTTGTGGCTGATGCCGCAAGGCCACTGATCTTGCTGGTGGTTATCGCTGCCCCACTGCTTATGTGAGAGTTGGTTACTGATCCTTCAGCCGGAGCAATTGTCTGGCCTACGTCATTGATGCCGATGACCTCTAGTTTGTCGGTCGAAACTAGCGCCGCGCCCAGGGTTACGGTCGTGGGGGTTCCGCTGATTGTGTAGGCGGGGTCGTGCTGTTTGACACCGTTGATGGTGACAATAAGGGACTGCTCGCTTGGGGCTGTCCAAGTGAGAGCGTGTGTCGCGGAGGTAGAACCAGTTACGGTTTTACGCTTGATCTCCGAGGCTTTTAATTCTACGGAACCTTTATATCCCATGCTATGACTGCTCTAGCACGCTGAGTGCTACATCTAGGGAACTGGCTGTGTCGGATTCGACCTTCACAATATCCCCGGTTTCAAGTACGACCTTGCCCTCGATTAGCTCGAATGAAGAGCCGTTAGGAATGGGTAGGTCTTTTACGAGATAAACATCGTCTGCGTTTTCTCCAGCTGAGGAGGCAGTGACGATCTTTACGTCTACTTTAATCTGGCTTGCAAGTATGTTTGCCAGAACAGCGCCGATCATTACTGTGGTCGTAGCGGCTGGTACTGTGTATACAGAAGTCAGGGTTGTACCTACCGCTGTATCCGTCTTGAGTTTGAAAGTGTTTGCCATGATTTACCCTAGTGCGATTGCCATTACGATTGCGTCAGGGACAGCCGCAATTTGCGTATTGATTTTGCTTGCTGACCATAAATCTGTCGTCCCTGTAGCGGCATCATCTATCTCTCCATGTTTGTCAGCATCGGCGATATGGGTCTGGATATTCGCGTTAGCCGCCTCATAAGTCCCAGTATGATTATGAGCGGATGTAGCTAAGCCTGATTCAGCCGCTGTTTGGTTTATCCACTTGGATGAGCTGTTATCGTAAGCCAGGACTTCGTTGTCTGCTACGGAGGTGATCGTAGTATCTGCTAGATCGGAAACGTCGATGGATGCTTCTGATGGGGTCTGGTTTATCCATTTAGATAAGGATGAGTCCCAAGCCAGAACTTCGTTGTCGGCTACTGAGGTGACGGTTACGTCTGTCATGTCTGAGATGCCGAAAGACGCGAACCCGGCTGAGGAAACCCAGTTAGTGCCGTTATATACCTTCATCGCATCATTAGCGGTGTCATACCATAAGTCGCCATCGTCTAATGAGGAGGATGGCGCACTGGCCTGTACACGATATTTATCAGCGAATGAATTGACCCCGGTAATATTCGCGGCAACAGAGGCCATGTTGGTTACGTTAGTGGCTGTGCCGAGGGTGTTCATCGCAGTTACGTTTCCGGCTGTTCCCAGCACGTTCATATCAGTAACTACGTCGGCTGTACCGAGGGTGTTCATATCAGTAACAACATCTGCCGTGCCGAGAGTATTCATATCGGCTACTACGTCGGCTGTAGCCAAAGTATTCATGTCAGCAACTACATCGGCGGTTCCAAGGATATTAAGGTCTGCTACTACAGCCGCAGTCCCTAATGTATTCATATCCGCTACTGCATCAGAAGTCCCAAGTAAAGCCATCGCCGCAACATTGCTTGTAGTGCCGAGCAGATTCATATCAGCAACGATGTCGGCAGTTCCTAACGTGTTCATGTCGGCGATCACATCCGCCACAGCTAATGTGTTCATGTCGGCAACAACATCGGCGATAGCGAGGGTATTCATATCCGCCACAACATCCGCAGTTCCTAAAGTGTTCATATCAGCAACGACATCAGCCGTGCCTAATGTATTCATGTCAGTAACAGCGTCTGCTGTACCAAGTAATCCTATTTGAGTTGCTTTGCCAGCTACCGCAGTGATGTCAGCTATGTTTGTAGCAACAGTTACTACATCTGCCTGTGTTGCCCAATGCTTGGCGCTATAGTTTGTTCCATCAACGGTTGCTCCCGTCTTGGTCGCCCAATCTTTTGCACTACCGCGTAATGCGGTGTTATCTATTCCGGTGCCGCCGATTGACCATGCTTTCGCACTGTAATCAGTTCCAGTAACTGCACCGTTAATTTTCGTAGCGTAGTTGGTAGCAGTTACAGCACTCGCGGCGGCGGCTGTGGCTTGTGTGGTTGCTGTGTTGGCTTGGCTTGTGGCGGTGGCTGCTGAAGCAGTGGCTGAAGTGGTTGCCGTGCCTAGTGCGGTGCCATCGAGGATGGTCACAAAGTTTGTGCCTGAAGGTGTCGCCGCTGAAGAGGTGTGTGCGGTTTTGCAGATGTATGTATTATTGTTGTCGGTAACAACGTCGAGTTGTTCGTACGCAGTTGCGTTAGCGTGAGCGCCCCTCTGGCGGAATATGTATCCGCCGTCTACGTTAGTCCATGAAGCCGCCGGGTTAGAGAATGTCCCCATCCGGGTTTGCAGGCTTCTTGTGGATGAGTCGATCTTGAGTTGGAATGAATCAGAATCGACAAGTCCGGTTGAGCTATCGAAGATGTCTCCGAGGATATCGTATATATTTCTGCTGCCGAACTCACAGGCTTCGAGATAGGTGTCGAGTACGTGTGATCCCGTTTTCGATGAAGTGAACCTGATCTGTTCAGTGCTAGGTCTTGTGATAGCCATTATTCTGCGGCTCCTTTATTTGTCGTACCAACCCTTGGCTTTCATGAATTTGATAACGTGTTTCTTGGATAAGGCAATTTCATCATCATCCGGGTAGCGTTCATCAATTGATTCAACAGCGCGAGATAATGTTTTTAGTTCGGCAGATAGATTGCCAACCCTGATGACTAGATCCTGTGTGGTGTCTGCAATATCTTCAGGTGGAGTCTTTACCTTTATGGCTTCATCCAAATGCTTCGTAATTTCGGATGCGATCTCCTGTCTTATCTTTGCCAAGAAGACTTCGAGTTCGTCTACTCGGCTCGTTAGTGCGGTTAAGTGTGGGTCTAGCATTACGCGGCCCTCATAGGTGTAAGGTTGCCTTGGCTTACTTGGGATTGAACTTCCCCTTCAGGTTGGACTGAAGCGCCACGAGCTTTCTCCATCATCGCCATCTGTTGGCTTGGAGACATTCCCTGTTGGAGTTGTTCGGGACTGATGCGGAACTGATCCAGGTCGGAGATACCCATCGCACGGATGGCTTCTTCTGCGATCTTTCCTGAGTTGTATTCCATGTTTAGCCCGGTCTGGTGCATGATCTGGAGTATGGACATCCAAGTCTCGGCGTTGCGTGTTGGTTCAAGTGGTAGGGTTCCATCTACAACAAGGTAGTCCACTGAACCCTGTAGATCGACGTTGGATTCATAATCGATGTAATCATCTTCGACAGAACCTGCGAGTTGGCTTGGCATGTCGAAGGGGTCAACCCGGATGGAGCCTTGGAAGGGTAGAGCATCTTGAATGTTTGCGACCATCATACGAACCATTGGTCGTATTGTGGTTGCTGATATTACTCTGGACATTACGCCAAGACGTTGAGAGCCAAGCTGTGTAAGGCGCTGGATCTCAGTTGCAGTGCGTACGTCTGGTGTGGGCACACCCTGTTGCGCGTCTGATGCGGCGGCAGTTCTGTTCTTGAGTTCAGAGATAGCGCCGATGTCGTTCCAGTGTCCTCTTGTTACGTCAGGGACTTGGGCTATGAATACGCCGTCGCCGGGGTTTGTTCCCGGCATTGTTCGTACGACGCCCCATGGGTTACGGTCAATAAGATCTGGGATGGAGACCTGTGTTGGGTCTGCAAAGATCAAGTTGTTGAGTGCGGCTTGTACGTTATCTATACGAGAGCGAAGTAGCCAAGTGGCGACATCGTGAAGGGGTAGGAGCAGGTCGTATAGTGATTGGCCGTATGTCTTGTGGCTATCGTGATAGATGCCGCCCATAACTGTCGGGAACTGCTGGCCGTACGGGTTGAGTTGGCATCGTATAACATACTGTTCGTCGAGTATGGTTAGGAGAAGCCAAATGGATTCGACGTTAGGTAAGCCTACTTCGTAACCCGCTAGGTTTACCCAGAGTTCGTCAACTACGTTAGCGTTAGATAGTTTGATAGTGCTACTTCTTTCGTTGGCCAGTGACGGATCAATGTTCCAGCCACGCCCCTCTTCATTGTTGTACTGGTGGCAAAGCCAACCGAGGCGGGTTACGTCTAGTCGGTTACGCATTGCGGGAAAGCGTTTCAGCTTTGGGTAGAGGCCGGAGCGCAGAAGATTGTTGTAGGTTACAAAGTCGGTGAAGCCGATAAAGCCCATTGATTCCCAATCGCCCCATGAAACGCGAGGGTCAGGGAAGGTGCGGCGTGGATCGAAGTTGATGATGCGATTATGGTTTGATGTGGAGTCCCATACGATTTTTGTTGGGGCGAAGCCGTAGCGGATGGCGTCCTGCATCATCTGTGCTACACGGGCCTCTCCTGCGGTACGGCGCATGTGCTGGTGGAGTACACGCTCTAGTATCATGGATACTTTGCGTGATTCCCTGTTTAGACCTTCGAGTTGGAACATAGGGTTCCGACCAGCGAGTGCGGCCATAAGATAGGTCTGCACTGTGTCGGCGATAGCACGGGTGTCAGTGATAACAGCCTTTTCGCGGAACTGGGTTGAAGTGTCGGGTACGTATACGTCGTGTGCGCGGTCTGCTTCCTTCCAGTGGGGGTAGCG